CATTCAAAATATAGCAACTTCAGTTGGTATGCAATTTCTGGATTATTTAGGAGCTGAATACTCTGTAAATGTGGATGAACCAAACACAGAATTAGATGGTTTATTAGGTGAGGGTCTTTTAGTAGAGGGCGGCGCGGCGGGACATATGTCCCACCCATTTGATGACAACAATTTAACTTTTGGTGATATAAAGGATATAATTAGATTATCTCTTCAAGGTAATCTAAGTATGGAAAAGGTAGCTACTGAAAAATGTATATCTGGAGATAGTATATTATTTCTTGAAAAGTTGGGGCCTACTAAAATTAAGGATGTAGTTGATGGTAATTTGGATGACTCTGTATTAGCGTATAATAGTCAAGATGATAAGAACGAATACTTACCCATAGTCCATAAGTTCAACAATGGTCCGGCTGATGAGTGGATTGTGATAGAATTAGAAGATGGAAAGGAGATAAAAGTTACTCCGAACCATAAGATTTTTGTAGAAGGTAAGGGATTTGTGAGAGCTGATGAATTAACAGAAGATGATGAACTTAAAATAGTTTAATTACCATCTGTTTTTTCTATAAATTTGATATTTATATATGATGAAAAAATGTAAATATTGTGGGGTGGCTACGAAATCCGTAAGTTCCCATATGCGAAACTGCTCTGATTATATATCTTGGAGAGATAAAACATTTACTAAAGAGTTTCTATATCAAGAATATGTAGAGAACGGGAAATCGGCTATTCAAATTGCGAATGAACATGGGCTTAGTTCGTCTACTGCAATAAATAAACTACTTAAAAAATACAATTTTAACATAAGAGGAATTAGTAGTTCACATGCCATGCCTTTGTATAAAAAACGGGTAGAACAAACTAATATGGATAGATTTGGCGCCCCAAACCCATTATGCAAAGGAACCGAGTCTTTTAAAAAAAGAAATAAAACAGTTATGGAACGGTATGGGGTAGATAATGTCAGAAAACATTCAGGTGTTATTGATAAGATAAAAAAGTCTTTAGCCGAATGGAGACGAGAAAATGGTCACTCTACGCATGGTATGGTGCATTCATCGGAAACTAAAAAGAAAATGAGACATGCTGCTATTAATAATATAGAGTCTCGTTCTGGTCAACTGATGCCAGCCTACAACACAGATTCAATCCCAATTATTGAGGCTAAAGCAAATGAGTTTGGTATAACCGATTTACAGCACGCAGAAAATGGTGGGGAATATTACATTAAAGAACTTGGATATTGGGTAGATGGTTATTCTAAAGAAAAGAATATAGTTATTGAATATGATGAAAAACATCATTTTGATATAGATGGAAATTTGAAAGATAAAGATAAGGCACGGCAGAGGGAAATAGAAAATTACTTGGGGTGTGAGTTTATTAGAATTAAAGAAACGGAGCGTTCCTTATGAAAATAAAATCAATAAAAAGGGTGAAAGGTGTAGAAACTTGCTATGATATACAAGTTCCTAGTAGACATTGCTATTATGCAAATGGGATATTAGTTCATAATACGGATGGACAAAATTTATTTGTATCATGGAAAGATGGTAAGTTAGTAGCCGCTCGCAACGTGGGTGATTTGAAAAGAGGTGGTATGGATACTAAGGCTGTTGCATCTAAGTTTGCAGGTCGCGGTAATATTGAGAAAGCATTCAATTCAGCTATGAATGATTTATCAAAGGCTATTGGTTCATTAACAGACTCTCAAAAAGAAAAGATATTCTCTAATGGTGGTAATTGGGTAAATATGGAAATCATTTACCCACCATCTGCAAATGTGATTTCTTATGATGCTCCATATCTACAATTTCACAATGTTGTGAGTTATGATAGTGGTAGTCCAACTGGTGAGATAAAAGATGGTGCCAGAATATTAGCCGGTATGATAAAACAAGTCAATGCGAATTTGCAAAAAACCTTTTCAATAATTGGACCGAACGTATTGAAATTAAAGGGTAGTACTGATTTTTCCGAAAAGCAAGATTACTTCATAAACAAAGTTAAAAAATTACAATCTGAATTTAAGTTAAGTGATACCGCAACATTAACCGAATATCATCAGGCATGGTGGGAACGATTTGTAGAAAAGATGTTTCCAGGTATTGAGCATAGGACTAAAATGGAATTAGTCACAAGATGGGCATTTTATGATAAGACTTTTAGATTAAACAAAAAAAACATACCAAATATTGATATTTTAAATAAAGCTATTGAATTTGATAAGAATGACCATAAACAACAAATTAAGAAAAACATGTTACCTTTTGAGTTGATTTTTTTTGAATTAGGTGCTGAAGTGTTAAAAAATGTAGAAGGTTTCTTAGCTGCAAATCCAAATAAAGCTATTCAAGGTATACGAAATGCAGTTGCAAAATCAATTAGAGATGTTCGTAAAGGTGGTGATTTGAAAAAACTAAAAATAATAGACCAACACTTAAACAAGATACGAGCAATTGGTGGTTGGGATACTATAGTTCCCAGCGAAGGGTTGGTTTTTGTATACAAGGGAAATACTTATAAATTGACTGGTGCTTTCGCATCCATAAATCAAATAACCGGATTGATGAACTTTGATTGATATTTATATAGACAATTAGTTATTTATGAAAAAAAATATAAGTGAAAGTAAAGTAAAGCGTATGCGAAATATTGTTAAGGGTAACTACAACGATAGAACTCGCATTCAATCTGGGTATAGTAAAATTAATACTGAATATAAAGAGGGTGATGTTTGGGAAGAACGCGGTAAAACTTGGACTATTAAGAACGGTATCAAACAAAATATTACCAAGTTAGATTTGGCTAGACAAAAATTAATACCTCCAATTTCATGTCCAAAATGTGATGGTCCCATGAATCATGACTTATCAAAGTATTATTGGCAAAAATTAGGTATGTGTAAAAATTGCACAGTCAAGTTCCACACTCGATTGAAAATAGATGGTAAGTGGAATGAATATGTTAAAGAGTTACAAGGTAAGAATTTTGAATTTTGGTTAGATGATATTAAAAAAGAATATGAAGAGTGGCTAGACACTAGTACTAAAAAGTATATTACAGAAACTGGTTATGTTGAAAACTGGACAGGTGGTAAATCTAAAGAAGAGTTGTTGTCTAATTTCAATACAAAACTAAACAACATTAAAGAGAAATCTAATGCCAACACAGAAAGAGCTGATTGAACAACTAGTTTCTGAAATTGCTGTTATAAAACGAGGATTACCCAATGGTGAACTTACTGTTGTAAAGAATAGTTTAGATGAGTTAAAGGAGAGTGTTTCAAAGTTGGAACATAGATTATTGAATCCAGATGATGGTATCATTGTAGAGACCAATAAAAACTCTTGGCACCGTAAGCAAATGGGTGATAAAATCAAGGAACATGATGAAAAACTTTTAGATTTGGATAAACTAATTACGTGGAAAGAAAATGTTCAAAAAGCTCTTTGGGTTGTTTATTCCGCTATCATTGGTATGATAATTAAAATAATAACTGAACTATTCAAATGAACATAGTAGGATTTTTTACATTAATAATTATTTCAGTTATATTGGGTAAGCAAGTTTGTAAACTAACTGATAGAAAGTCAAAACATGATAGATAAAATATTTACAGGAGCTGCCGGGGAATTATTCGATAAGGTTAGTGGACTTGTTGATGATTTGGTAACAACCAAAGAAGAAAAGTTAGCCGCAAAACTTGAAATGCGTGAGTTGATTCTTCAAGCAGAACGTGATGCTGAACTGAGAGTAAGTGAACGTTGGGACTATGATATGAAATCGGATAACAAATTATCCAAAAATATCAGACCAATTGTATTGATTTTCCTAACAGTAGTTTTTGTGTTTATTTCATTTTTCGATGGAAACGTTGGGCATTTTGAACTAGATGAGGCATATAAGAACATTTATCAAACGTTACTTATGACTGTGTATGGTGCTTATTTTGCAGGTAGAAGTTTCGAAAAGGTAAACTTGGGTACCAAGACAATAGATGCGGAGGTAGAAATGGGCGACCCAAGTGATAGACTATCAAGAAGAGAAAGACGACGTTCCCGTAAGGAAAAAGGTGAGACTGGATAATGAGCAATCAAAAAAAAAGTTCTGTTAATATAAAACAACTTATCATAGAAGAATATAAGAAGTGTGCTGCTGACCCAGTATACTTCATGAAGAAATATTGTTATATTCAACATCCTGTTAAGGGTAAAATGTTGTTTAATCTTTACCCATTTCAGGAAAATGCATTACTTGATATTGACCAAAACCGTTATGAAATTGTATTGAAATCCCGTCAGTTGGGTATTTCAACGTTAGTAGCCGGGTTTGCTCTTTGGAAAATGACTTTCGTGGAGGACTATAACGTTTTAGTTATCGCCACTAGTCGTGAAGTTGCAAAAAACTTGGTTACAAAGGTTAGGGTTATGTATGATTATCTACCCAGTTGGTTGAAAAATCAAACCGAAGAAGATAATAAACTTTCTCTTAGATTCAAAAACGGTTCTCAGATAAAGGCATCGTCTGCCACTGGTACCGCTGGTCGTTCAGAGGCACTATCTCTTTTGGTGTTTGATGAGGCTGCCTTTATTGATAGAATTGATGAGATATGGACCGCCGCCCAGCAAACATTGGCCACTGGTGGTCGTTGTATTGCATTAAGTACTCCAAATGGGACTGGTAATTGGTTTCATAAACAATGGGTAGCTGGTGAAGAGGGTAGTGGTGAATTTAACACATTACGTTTACATTGGACAGTTCACCCAGACCGTGACCAACAATGGCGTGATGAGCAAGATTCATTACTTGGTTCTAAAATGGCAGCTCAAGAATGTGACTGTTCGTTTATAAGCTCTGGTAATACTCTTATTGATGGTGAACTAATTCAATGGTTTGAATCAACTCAGGTAGAAGACCCAATTCATAAACGTGGTCCAAATGATGAATTGTGGATATGGGAATATCCAGATTACACACGTGATTACATGTTGGTAGCTGACGTTGCTAGAGGGGACGGTGGTGATTATTCCGCATTCCATGTAATTGATACAGAATCATGTAAACAAGTAGCAGAGTATCGTGGTCAAATTGGTACAAAGGATTATGGTAACATGTTAGTAAACATTGCTACAGAATACAATAATGCCTTGTTGGTTATTGAAAATGCAAATATTGGGTGGGCAGCTATACAACCTGCTTTAGACCGTAGTTATAATAATCTTTACTACACCTATAAACATGAGGGTGTAACCGATGCAACTGTTCAACTTCAAAAAGGATATGATATAAAGGACAAAACTCAGATGACACCTGGGTTCACTACATCAGCAAAAACACGTCCACTTTTGGTTTCGAAACTTGATATTTATACAAGGGAGAAAGCGTGTACCATTCGCTCAAAACGTTTGGTTGATGAATGGTATGTGTTTGTATGGAATGGAAACAAATGCGAAGCACAACGTGGATATAACGATGACTTGACTATGGCGTTTTCTATTGGACTTTTTGTCAGAGATTATGCATTGAAGTTGAGAAATGATGGACTTGAAATCAACCGAAACACACTTAAATTATTCCACAAAACAGGAACTTCCCAATATAAATCGTTTACACCAAACAACCAATCAAATCCATGGAGTATGGATGTTAACGGTCAAAGAGAAGGCTTGGATTGGCTTTTATAAAATAAAACATTATGGCGGATAAATCTTTTTTTGGTAGACTTAAATCTTTATTTTCCACATCTACTATAGTTACACGTGGTGATAATGGTATTAAAGTAGTTGATATAAACAAAGTACAAGCTACAGATAGATTGGCTACTAACAGATTAGTAGATAGATATAATAGATTATATCAAAGTTCACAGACACTTGGGTACAATCAGCAGGCCAATTACTTCACACAACGTTTGATTTTGTTTAATGATTATGAGGCTATGGACCAAGACCCAATAATAGCGTCTGCTTTAGATATCTATGCCGAAGAATCCACATTAAAAAATGAATATGGAGATGTTATTAGAATTCAAAGTTCAAAGAGTGAAATTGAAGAAACATTAAATAATCTTTTTTATAATATATTGAATATAGAATTTAATCTATATCCATGGACTCGTAATATGTGTAAGTATGGTGATTTTTATTTGAAATTGGAAATCACAGAAGAACTGGGTATTACAAACGTAATTCCAATTTCCACATATGAAATGTTGCGTGAAGAAATGATTGACCCTAAACGCCCCGAATATGTTAGATTTAAACATGACCCAAGCGTTGGTGGTCAGAGTATGGCTATGGGTAATTCCATGACACGTGAAAAGTATTATGAAAATTACGAAATAGGACATTTCAGGTTAATATCAGATACCAATTTTTTACCATATGGCAAATCTATGATTGAACCTGCTCGTAAAATATGGAAGCAAATCACACTTATGGAAGATGCTATGATGATACATCGTATCATGAGAGCGCCTGAACGCCGTATTTTTAAAATTGACATTGGTAACATACCCCCAAGTGAGGTTGAACAATATATGCAAAGAATTGTTAATGAAACCAAAAAACAACCTTACTTGGATAGAGACACTGGTCAGTATGATTTAAAATATAATTTGACTAATATGATGGAAGACTACTATCTTCCGGTAAGAGGTGGTCAAAGTGGTACTGAGATTGATACTCTAAGTGGTATGGAGTGGACCGGTATTGATGATATCAATTACTTGAAAGAAAAGATGTTTGCTGCATTAAAAGTACCAAAAGCTTTCATTGGATATGAAGAAGGGGTTGAAGGTAAAGCAACTCTTGCTGCACAAGATGTTAGATTTGCCAGAACCATTGAACGTATTCAAAAAATAATCATAAGTGAGTTGACTAAAATTGCAATTGTACATCTATTTTCTCAGGGATATACTGATGCCGATTTGGTAGATTTTGAGATTACTTTAACAAACTCATCTACAATTCACGAACAGGAAATGATTGAACTATGGTCTCAGAAAACTCAATTAGCTAGAGACTTAAAGGACAACAAGATGGTTTCCGAAAATTGGATTTATGAACACGTTTGGAAAATGAGTGACGATGAACGTGAACATGAGCGTGCCAATGTAGTCGAGGATGCTAAAACTATGTTTAGATTACAACAAATTGAAAGTGAAGGTAGTGACCCTAAAAACCCACCAACGGGTCCAACGGATGATACCGATGAGGGAGATGATGAAAATTTTGAGGAACATGTTGATTTTGGGGGTAGACCAAAGGAAGGTCAAAAATACGGAACTCAAGATTCCGCACGTGGTAGAGACCCATTGGGAAGTGAAACTAGACGTAGGGATGTAAAAAATAGAGATAGAACCGTAACACTTGGTGAAAAGGCTCAAATAGTAAAATCATTATTTGGTAACCCATATAATGTTAAAAGTTTGTTAAGTGAGGATAATATAATTGATGATATTTAATAAATTGTGTTATACTTATATAAAGGAAATCTTTATAATTAAATGAAACCAAAGCACAAAAAACATAAAAATACTGGTATACTGTTTGAGTTGTTAGTTAGACAAATAACTAACGACACGCTCGATGGTGTAGAAAATTCACCGGCCATACGTATTGTAAAGGAGTATTTTAAGAAAAACACTACCATAAAACGGGAGTTATTGTTGTATCAAGCCATTCAGAAAAGCAAGTTTAAAACCGAAGAAAAGGCAAATCGGTTTATTGATGCAGTAATCGAAGAGTGGAACAAATTGAATAAATCGACACTTAGAAAGCAAAAGTATAATTTGATAAAGGAAATTAGAAACAATTTCAATGAAGAGTTGTTTTTCAAAACAGAAATTTCAAATTATAAGTTAAACGCATCCATATATAGGATGTTTGAAAATGCATTCAACTCTCCAGTTCAAAAAATCAATTCTAGGTATGTTATTGTAGAATCTATGATTGGAAAAAAACCATCTAGTGAATCTGTCAAGGATGATGTAATAGAAGAATACAGTAAACAAGATAAAGATTTGAGATTATTGGCATACAAAGTTTTATTGGAAAAGTTCAATGAAAAGTATGGTAATTTAGATGACAACCAAAAAATAGTTCTCAGGGAGTACATTAACAATGTATCTAATACTCCAAACTTAAAGGAGTTTATTGATAATACCACTATTAAAATTAGCAAATCATTGAATACACTTTCACAAAAAGTGGATGATAAGGTTGTTAAAATCAAGTTAAAGGAAGTAACAACTCAGTTTGCAAATATAAGAAATGATGATGTGATTAGAGATAAACACATATTATCATTAATGCGTGGATATGAATTACTAAAGGAGTTAAAAAATGTCGTCAAGTAAATCAATACAAAAATTGGAAGAACACATCAAACGTGTTGAAGAAACTGAAAATTCTTGGATAATAGAATTTGGTAAAAGTGATGATGTTGATGAAATATCAACTTCAGCCGGTGCTGGTGCATATGACAGTAAATATGCGTTTGGTGAGTTGGATGATGATGATGTTGAAAAAGCTGGATACACACGTGTTCCAGAATCTAAGTTTAAAAAGTTAGCAAAAACTATGTATTTGAGTGAATTGAATTATAGAGAATACAAACGTGATGATTCAATGAATTCAAAGAAAAAAGTTAATATGGCTATTAAAGAGATAAACAGCAAAATATACGAAATTGAAAGAATTGTCAACCAAAATCTAAAACTTAAAAGTGAAACTGGTGTTGATTCAAATTCTTATTGGAAATCATCAAGAGCACGTCTAAAAAAGATTTCAGAACGTATGTTTAACCTTGTTGAAAAAATAAGAAAATTTTAATATGTCAAGAGATAGATTTCAAAAATACGGACACCCTGGAAAATACATATCTGTTGTTAAATGGGAGGGTGGTCAATTGGATTTTACTGGTAGTGCCGATTTTATTGGTGGTATCATTGTACCGGGATTGTCATCATCGTATAGTCCTACAGATGTAGTCACACTAACTGGTGGTGGTAGTATTCCAGTATCTGTATTAGCTGTTAAACAGCAAGGTGGCGCCGGAGCCGCAGGTTTTCAAATTCACGAACTATCGATTGCAAAGATATCGGGGGCAGCTAACGCCACCGGCTGTTATTTATTTACACGTAATCCACTTCTTCATTAATGAAATCAAAACTTAAA